TCATTTAACCGATAGACTATCTTGTAGAGAGCCTTATTCTCAATGGTTATTAAAATGCACAGGAGGGAGGTATCGTTATGTTGCGTAAATTAAAGTTATATGGCGAACTTGCTGAATTTGTAGGACATAAAGAATTTGAAATACAGGTTGATAGTCTTGCAAAGGCAGTAAGTTTTCTTGTTAATAATTTTCCGCAAGTCGAAAAATATATGAATCCTCAATATTATCAAGTAAAAGTTGGTAATTATACGATTTCAAAAGAAGAAATACATTATCCAATAGGACAAGAAGATATACATATTGTTCCTGTTATTAGTGGTGCAGGAAGAGGAGCAGGAAGAATTTTAGGTGGTGCTGCTTTGATAGGACTAGCATTTGCAACAGGTGGTGCTAGTTTAACTTTTGCTCAAGTTCCTTTAGCTAATGCTGGTGCACTTACAGGTGTAGCTTTTTCTTCGGGGATAGCTAAAGCTGCTGTATATCTTGGTGGTGCTTTGGTATTGTCTGGTGTAAGTGATATGTTGTTTCCTTTACCTAAACCACAAGAATTTAAGTCAGAACAAGATCCACAATTATCATTCAGTTTTTCTGGTACGCAAAATACATCAAGAGCAGGTACTCCTGTACCAATAGTTTATGGAGAGATAGTGACAGGATCAGTTGTTATAAGTGGTGCTGTTGATACTCAACAGGTACAGGCATGACAAATCCTAAAGGCATTATTGGTTCTGGTGGAGGGCGAAGACAGCCACCACCACCGCCTCAACCAACAAGAACTCCAGATAACTTACATAGTAGACAATTTGCTACTTTTCTTGATCTTATTTCTGAGGGTGAGATAGAGGGTTTTGCTTCGGCTTCAAAAGAAGGTTTAACAAAAGGCACAACTGCATATAATAATGCTTCATTAAAAGATGTATTTTTAAATGATACCCCTATTCTGCAATCTCAAGCTAATTCTGCTTCTCCAGCTACAACTGATTTTAATTTTCAAAGTGTAACATTCAATCCCAGATTTGGAACAGCAGATCAAACAAAAATAGAGGGGATCGAAAGTAGTTCTTCGGTAACAGCAGTAGGAGTAACTGTAGAAAAAGATAATCCCGAAACAAGGCAAATAACAAATACCAATGTTGATGCGGTAAATGTAACTATTACTGTTCCAGTATTACAGAGAGCAACAAATGAGGGAGATTTACTTGGATCTAAAATTGAACTAAAAATATCAGTTCAATATAATTCTGGTGGTTTCACGGATGTAATTACAGATAAAATTACTGGAAGAACTGCTGATGCGTACCAAAAGGATTATCGAATAAATCTAACAGGTGCTTTTCCTGTTGATATTAGAGTTACCAGAATTACCAATGATGCTCCAAATTCTCTTACACAAAACGCTTTTCAATGGACAAGTTTTGGAGAGATTATTGATGATGCCAATACTTATGCCAATAGTGCTTATGCTTCTCTTCGATTGGACTCCATGCAGTTTCAATCAATACCAACAAGAAAGTATCGTATTAGAGGAATAAAAGTAAGGATTCCTGGTGCAGGAGCTAATGGATCGGGCACTCCAACTGTTGATATTAATACTGGTCGAATTATTTACCCTGACGGCTACGTCTTTAACGGAGTACTCGGAGCAGCCCAATGGTGCTCATGCCCTTCGATGATACTTCTTGATCTTCTCACAGACACTAGATATGGGTTAGGTAATCATGTAACTGATAGTTCTCTCGACTTATTTTCTTTTGTTACCGCAAGTAAGTTTGCAAATACATTGGTATCAGATGGATTTGGAGGACAGGAAGCTAGATTTAGTTGTAATGTAAATATTCAATCATCTAGTGAGGCTTTTGATGTTATCAATGAACTTGCAGGAGTAATGAGATGTATGCCGATATGGGCTGCTGGTACTATTCAACTTGCTCAGGATAGTCCAAAAGATGCAAGTTATTTATTTAACCTTGCCAATGTAACTTCTGAAGGATTCAGCTATTCGGGTAGTGGATTAAAAACAAGAAATACTGTAATTTCTGTTTCTTATTTTAATATGGATAGTAGAGAAATAGATTATGAAGTTTATGAAGATGCTGCTGCAATAGCAAAGTTTGGGGTAATTATTAAACAGGTGAAAGGATTTGGCTGTACATCGAGAGGTCAGGCCAGAAGATTAGCAAAGGCTATTTTATTTGCTGAACAAAATGAAAGCGAAATAGTCACTTTCGGAACTTCAATAGATTCTGGTGTTGTTGTAAGACCTGGTGCTGTTATTGATATTGCTGATCCTGTTCGTTCTGGTGTTCGTAGAGGAGGAAGAGTTACTGCTGCAACAACAACCCAGATAACTGTAGATGATACTGCTGCAACAGATTTACCAACAACAAACAATCCAACATTAAGTGTAGTTTTACCAAATGGAACAGTAGAAACAAAAACTGTTCAATCTATATCTGGTGCGGTAATAACAGTTGCTTCTGCTTACTCTGCAACTCCAAATGTAAATACTGTTTGGCTTTTACAGAATGACACAGTTCAAGCTCAAAAGTTCAGAGTAATAACAGTAGAAGAAACTGATGGGATAAATTATGCTATTACTGCCTTGTCTTATGTAGATGCTAAATATGCTTTTATCGAAGATGGTGCAACTCTACCTACAAGAACAGTATCTATATTAAATCTTCCCAAAGATCCTCCATCGGCATTACAAGCTGTAGAAAAAATTGTTGTTATTAATAATCAGGCTGTATCAAAACTGATTATCAGTTGGCAACCGATAGTGGGTGTTACTCAGTATCAGGTAAACTATAGATTCAATGACGGAAACTTTGTATCACAAACAGTTTCTAGTCCTGACTTTGAAATATTTGACAGTGATATTGGAACGTATGAAATACAGGTGTTTAGTTATAATGCAGCATTACAAACAAGCTCTACTTCTTCAAATATAAGTTTTAACGCTGTTGGTAAAACAGCAGTACCATCAGATGTAACAGGGCTTACCGCAGAACCTATAAATGAAAAGTTAGTAAGACTACGTTGGAATTTAGCTACGGATGTTGATGTTATTCATGGTGGTCGTGTTTATGTAAGACACTCTACTAAAACAGATGGAACAGGTACATTTACTAATTCTGTTGATTTGATCGAAGCTCTTGCAGGAAATACTACAACTGCCGAAGTGCCTTACCTTGAGGGAGAATATATTTTAAAATTTAGAGATGATGGTGGCAGATTTAGTGCAGGGGAAGCAAGTGTAATTATTGATCTACCCGATAATCTTGCTCCATTAATAGCTGTTACAAGAAGAGAAGATTTAGATAGTCCTAAGTTTCAAGGAACAAAAACCAATGTAGCTTTTGATGCTACAACGAATAGTTTAAATTTATCTGGAACTGGACAGTTTGATTCGATTACTGATTTTGATTTAGTTGGTTCTATTGATGACTTTGGAGGTATTTCCTCATTAGGTACTTACGAATTTGGTGGAGCAGCAGCTAGTGCGTTTTTAGATTTAGGTGGTGTTTTTAGTCTTGATTTAAAACGTCATTTTTTAACAGAAGGTTTTTATCCGTCAGATTTGTTTGATTCGAGAGGTTTAATTGATGATATTACAGATTTTGATGGAACTACAGCAACAGAAGTCAACGCTGAAATGCTTGTTGCAGTAACACAAGATGATCCTTCCTCTGGATCTCCAACTTATACCTCTTTTCAAACATTTGCTAATGGTACATATAAAGGAAGAGGTTTTAAATTCAAAGTAAATCTAACAAGCGATGATACTGCACAGGATATACGAGTTTTTCAGTTAGGCTATACAGCATCTTTACAGAGAAGAACAGAACAAGGTAATCTAACAGCAAGCGGAGCAGGAGCTAAAGCTATTACCTTTACTCATCCGTTTTTTGTTGGTACATCTTCT